AACATAGTAAGGTGAGTGACGAGCATGAATACCACTAGCAGAATCAACGAGTTGGGAGACAGTGCCACTAGGCTTGACGCAAGTGATAGCAGTAGCAGCAGGGATACCGAGGCGTTCAGCCCACTCAGAATTAGTAGTAACAGCGATTTGTTTAAGGTGTTCAAGAGTATTCTCCAATCCTTTATTTTTAAGGGTCATCAGTGGGTTATCCATGATGCCCGTCAATGATACACCCAACAGGCGTTCATCCTCTGTATTCTTTTGCCATATCTTACGTAGGTATGGGAACTTAGTAAAGCTAGATTGAATAGTACCAAGGATAGTTGCTAGCCTTACCTTCTCTGATAGGGAGTCAAGATTATCTGTTGACCTTACAACTACCTCGGTTAGATTGCAAAACTGATTTGGACGTAAAATTATTTCGCTGCAAGGATTTGTGCCAAACTCATAGTCTGCATCACGTCTACCATTCTTAGCAGCCTGTACCTTAGATGCTTGACGATTGAATACCCCACGTTCACCTGAGCCTGACTCAACCAATGCCATCCACTCACGCATAAAGGATAGGCTGTCGGGCTTCTCAGTGTACGATACGGAGTTGTTAGCCAGTGCACGTTGAGGGTTGTTCTCCCACCATGAGCCTGACTTAGCATGACGCATACGATCATCAGATAGATTAGACAAGGAGATCATAGCTGACCTACGTACACCACCTACTACAACTACTTCACCGATCTTACACATGATGTCATGGCATTCAATAGATGAAAGCTTACGTCCTTGTGCATCCCTAAAGGTACGTATAGTAAAGTTAAACAAGTCTACTAATGGCGCTGGGCCTGATGCTCTACCGCCAAACGTCTTGAGAGGTGCACCAGCAGGGCGTACCTTAGAGACATCCCAAGTTGGGACTTCACCCGCATACAGGAGTGCAATCAATTGACGAAGAGACTTAGCCCACCCCTCCTTACTGTCCTTGACCATGATGTTAGTCTCGCTATCGAAGAGATGCGGAATATCTGGGAGCTTACTGACAAACTGCCTCTCTACACTGAAGCCCACGCCAGTACCACAGAGGAGGATAAACATAGCCTCATCGAAGGCCTTAAGGTCATCTACGGGTAGGTAAGAGCAGTTATACATGCATGTATTATCACGCTCAGCAGCTGCCCCAGCTGTCATAAGGCCACGCATAGAGGGCATAACCTCCAGGCCAATGATAGCTTGCTCTAGCTTTGACTTAGTATCTGGATCTACCAAGTCCTTGATGATGTTGTCAGCAAAGCGAGTCACGGTGTCGTTCCATGACTCTCGCCCTAAGCCCTCATGATACTTAGCATACCTTGACTTGTGAATGAACGACTGGTAATCTGTTGGTAGGTTGTTGCTCATTACACATCCAGCTCTGCTTGATCGTCATCAACATCTTCAAGAGACTTAAGCAGATGCTCCATTAAAACGCTATGCCGTGCGTTGTATACATTAGACGCATATGTTGATCGCTTAATCTCTGCATCACATGCGCTAATCTCTGTGATAATGCTTACCTGAGTTTCAGTAAGGCTATCGTAATCATATTCTTTGTCGTTAATAGTAATGACAGTCATTTCATTTTCCTTCAGTTTAGTTATCGCTTGTCGCCACTACCTTGTAGTGTTCCATTTTGTTTACGGTCGTATAGTTTATCTAAGTTACCCTTAGCTACATCACCCATGTCTATACCTAGGTCACGGCATAGTGCAGCGATGTACCACAGGCAGTCACCAACTTCAGCTGCTATTGCAACCTTATCCATCTTGCCATCACGGATAATCTTCTTGACCTTATTGGCTACCTCACCTGCTTCACCAGCTAAGCCCAGCGCAGGGTAAATAATAGCATGCTGTACGGGATAGATTGCTGTACCCGCAGCAGCTTTCTGGTAAGAGCTAAGGGTCATGTCCCTGTACAAGGTACTGTCCTTGTAGTAACCCCATGCCTCTAAGTCAGTTTCATTTATCATTTATAACCTCACAATCTATTACCTGTATATCATCTATGTCATAGAGAGCATACTGTATTTGCTCCGATATAACATCTACGTTATTACCAAATGCCTCTAAGAAGTTAGCATCTTTATCTACTGAAATGATTAGGTTGATCTCGAATATCACAGCGGGAACTCCTAGTTATACTCAGGGTCACTGCCCGTGTCAATGATTAATGGCTCAGCAGTTGCACTAAAATACTTAACCCATTCATAAGCATCGTTGAGGTCTTCAAACCAAAAGTTATCTTCTTCTAACTCCCCGTCAATCTCGACCCTACATACAAGTAGGTGTTCAGAACCCTCCGGGATTTCGTAATCTTCATTAAAGTCTTCAACAGCTATGGGGCCTTGAAGTATCTCCCAAACTTTAACTTCCATCTTTATATTTCCAATTTCTTAAGAGGTCCATGTAATGATCCATGCCAATCATAATAACCCAAGGCATACGATCTGATCTAAAGAAGACTACTGGCTCACCCTTAGCATGTTTACTTGCTTGTTCCAAGTACCCATACACAGTTTTTAAAGAAGACTTTCTACGTTTAACTTCGATGGTGATAGGAAGTTTCTTCCTGGCTGCAGGTGACAGCTGGATATCTTCCCCAGTGTCACCCATAGTTGTGCTCTTGATATCATCAGGTTCAAACTCAGGGAATGTTTCGAGTAACTTATCCCTTACCTCTTGCTGACCACCTCTACCCTTAGCCTTAGCTGCCCTAGTCATTTACCATCTCCGGAACTTGTGGCATCTTTTCTACATGAGTTAGGTACTCAATACCGTAAGAGTATTGGAACATACGTACAGTGGGCCAGCATTCTTTCTTATAGTCGCAGAAAGTACAGGACTTATCTAACTTCATATTAGGACTAGACTTGCTGGCAGGTACGGGTGGTACACGTTCAACTGGTATGTCCCCTGCAACCATGTCCTTAGCTGCAAGCATCTCTTGTTCTTTTGTTTTAAGCTCTTCAGTAAAGTCATATACATCTAAACAAATCTCACCACTTACTTTATCAATGACAAGGAAAGCACCTGTTGTTTTGTTTGTAACAAGTGGATCATCCTTCGCTGCATATACATATGACGATAGCTGTGAGATGTAGCCGAAGGGATCGTTAGCCCTAAGCTCTCCATTCTTAAACTTTTTAAATGAATAAGGGCTGGCTGACTTAACGTCAACTGTCATACCATCTATGACTGCATCCCTGTGTCCACGGATACCGTGTACATTCAAACGTTCTTGCATACCCTCAACCAAATGACCTGAGGCCATCACCATGTGGAGGATTAATTCTTCAATCATATCACCATAGAAAAATCTTAGTAACATGCTAGCACTAAGGGGTTCACTTGTAGTTGGTTTGTTTATCCGATACCAAAGCTTACGTTTACATGGGGTACCAATGGACGACAAAGAAAGATAGCCCCTTGGTTCCTGTGGTTTACTGAACCTAGTATTAGCAGAGGTAGCAATGGCTTCCCCCATCATTGTTCCAAGCGCACTGTTCCAACCACCTCTACCATAGATAACTTCTTCTAGGTCTGGAATAAGAGTATCAATCTTTTTCATATTCTCTCCTTAAGAAAAGTGGCCCCCCGAAGGGGGCCTTAGTTTAGAACATTATTTCGTCATCTAGTTTTACATCTGCTGGTGGTGACGAAACTACCGCCGCAGTATTTTTAGGCAAGGATACCTGAGCTATAATCTCCTTGTCTAATCTATTTACTGTCCTGGCTGAGAAGATCTCAGGCGCAGCACCTTCTACCATAACGTGATCAGTTACTACAACTGTATCAAGTCGTGATCCTACCTTCCCATACTTAGGGATGTCGTATACGGTAACAGAGATATCTATTGTAGATCCATTGCCGATAAGACCATCGTCAACAAAGTCCCAAGCTGAACCATCACTGTGGGTTACGGTAGGTGGCCCACTTGCATAATCCTGACCTGTATCAAACTTACGGTCAAACTTTACAATCCAACCACGTCCTTCTGGGTCAGCCTTAGGTTGTTTGGGACAGCCAGATGCTTGCATTGCTGCTAGGTTTGCATCATCTATAATAATATTTAGGGTGCATGCACCGTTATATTTCTCATAGCTTCATTCAGCTGAAGGTACTGGTTTGTAACCTGTTAGGTCACGGTTCTGAGTAAAGACCTTAGCCCACTCAGCGATGCCAGTTAGTTCTAGTTTACGTGTTGCCATGTTGGCCTCCTAATGTACGTCACTATATTTTTGACCGTATTGTATATCAATACCAAGGTCAACATTTAATTTCAAGTCTTCGTTAAGTTTTTTAATAGCCCAGTTTAATGTAGTACTATGCACATCTTCGTCTCCTTTTTTAACTAAGTTAATTGATTCATCATGGAACTGACCGATGATGTTGGGCCTACGTGTACGGTAGTAGGCAACCCACTTATCAAAACAGTAGGCTCCAGTTGATTGGTTCAGTGTTGAGAAGACGTCCTTCTCATAACGTAGGCTATGCCAGAACTTACTCACTGGATTCTGTACCCACATCTCACCATTAATTCTTCGTATCTTCTGTGCCTCAGCAAAAGCCTTTACGGACCAGTTGCGTTCCCAGTATGCATCAAGTAGGGCTTGAGCCTCACGTACATTCATACCAGTCTCACGAGATAACTTAGGTGCACCAACACCATAGGTAGCAGAGTAGTTGACTACCTTAAAGTTCTTACGCAAAGACTTGATGTCAGGCCTAGTGCCCTGATTATAGTCATCAATGTCACCCTGACTTATCCTGCCTGCATGCTTGGCAAGGTCAAGGTGTGGATCAAATCCATCCTGTGACATCTCAAGAACGTAAGCTGGATCGTAAGGCTGCATGTAGTGGCGCTTAGTTGTGTCCTCTAGTGATGTCATGTCAGCACCGCATAGGGTGTAACCCTCAGGTGCAATCAAGCACCCTCTAACTTCCTCACCCCAAGGCTTATCAACACCTGGAAGATTAACCAAGGGCTTCTTGTGTTTGAAACGAAGCGTATTCGTTAGGCCATCAATCTCTGCCTTAACGTAACCATCACGTTCACAATCAAGAAACCCTTGGAAAATTGAAAGCCTGTGTTGTAGAATAGTAAGGCCTTCAAGGACAGCTACAGCTGGATCAATCTTAATAAGTAGTTTGACTGACTCAGCTAGCTCACCGCCCTTACGAACTTGGGGAACTTTATTTTCTTCTCCTGTCTCCTTATTCTTATTGTACTTGAATGTACAGGGCTTCCAACCAAGAGAGTACAACCAATCTTTAACTTGGTCACTTGAGTTGGGGTTAGGTTCATCCCAACCTTTGACAGTAGTAACCTCACCATCATAGTGACGGGGTAGATTGTGGTCATCGAGAAGATTGAACCACCTGTCACCATGTGATGAGACACTACCATCTTGCTTGAAGCAAACCTTTGGTTTCTTCTTGACTGTGGTGACCTTACGCTTAGGCATCACAGTCTTTAGCTCGACAACCTTGTCTGCTTTCCTAGTCGTCAGTGTGTCAACACATTGTCTAGCTAAGCCAACGTCAAGCTTCCAGCCAGTGAACTCAGCCGATGCTGCACAAGAGATCTTAAACTCTAAGTAGCGGAAGAACTTATCAAGTAGCTTCTTGTCGTCGTTATAAATATAAAGAAACCTTTTAAGTAAGTTTCTCCACAGTAACCAATTGATCTTAACATCTTCAACACAACGGTGAGCATAGTCTTCTGGGTTAAGATTTTCCCAGTCATCTATCTCTGGCTTAGGTACACCGAAGTCTTCACCGAATGCTGCAAGCCCATGCTTATTACCGGCCCGTTCATAGTTTAGAACCCATGACATAGGTAGTGTATCAAAGAGCCTGGCCTTAACCTTAATGCCCAAGATCTTTTCGAGCAGTGGTACATCGTAACGTACAATGTTATGTCCGATCAAACCTTTTTGAATAAGAATAAAGTCACGCATCTCTTGGTAGTCGAAGATAGTCTGATAGTTTTTACCATCAGATGTATAGGACAGACAATGTATTCTCGTGGCATCTTCCAAAAGGTTGTCAGCTTCTACATCAAATACTATCATGCTGCCATCTCACTCCCACTATAAGGTGCATCTTCTGTTAGGATCGTAGTCTCAGGGTCGTAGTACAGTGACCCCGCATTACCTAACTTAGCGAATGGTCTGTTCTTGTCAATGAAAAAAGATGTAGTGTTCTGAAGTATCTCATCATCAGATTCCACATCACGTTCCAACTTAATACATATGATAGCTTCCTCTTCAAGTGAGGCAGCATACTTAGTACGTCCATCATCATTAACCTGTGATATGAATACCACACCGATGTTCAACTCCTTAGCAAGCTGTGCCATACGTGAGCCTAGTGTAGTAAGTACACTTGTTGCACCATCCACACCAGTGCTGGATAGATAGGCCAGACGTTGTACGTGGTCAATAAAGATAAAACCTGCACCATATACAGAAGCCGATAGCCTTACATAGTCCAACAACTTTAGTGGATCATCATGACCACGCATCTCAAAGATGATGGTACGTTCACCTTGTGTTGCTGCCTGTGCAGCCTTGATTACATCAGCTTCACTAATGCCGGCATCTCTTGCATCATCCTTGGTACGGACGTTGACACCTAGGTGGTACGTAGCCATAGAGCGATAGGTTGTAGACTTCATCTCCTCCATGTGTAGTAGTGCAATACGTGTTGTCTCGTCACGCAGTAAGCCAGTCTCAAAGTACCGAACAACTTCGGTCTTACCCATACCACGAGGAGCTTTGATAAAGGTAAGACCTCCCTTAACCATACCCCTGATCTTTTCATCAAGGCCAGCGTGACCAGTAGGTACATACTCGTAAGGGTTCTCATTAAGGATAGCTGCTTCCACATCTGCATCAGAGCAGAAGAAGTTCTCAGGTGAATATCTTTGTGGCTTCCTCGCAGCCCACATCAGAGCATCACTGTCACCTGCTTCAAGGAACTCATTAGCATCCTTGTACTTAGACATCGGCACATAGTAAAACTTATCTGGGAATGCTTGGTACAACTTGTCAGCTGCCCTACGTCCAGCATCATCAAGCTCACCTGCATATACAAGTTCTTTGAATGACGACAAGTAAGCATGGTTGTGCTTGATGAACTTCTCTCCGATGGATGCGCTGGGCAATGACTTCACGGGGAATGTCTTACCTAGTATCTGATACAGACTGGCTGCATCGAACTCACCTTCGGTAATATAAATACGGTTGCTTGACCCTGAATTAAACTCAGGGCCGAACAGCATGTTCATACCCAGGCCACGGTCCTTGACCCATGACTTAGACTTGTCGTTGAACATGCGGTACTTGGTTGTGTGTGGGTACTTGTAAGCATATCGTACTGGCTTACCGTCCTCACCTAATTGTAATTGTATGCCGTACATCTGGCATACATCAGCATCAATACCTCTGATACCTTCATACGTCATACCTTTGACTACTATATCCATTGGGTTTCTCCTCTCCCTTAGTGGATAATCTGTCGCTGCCCAGGAGAAGGTGGCTGGCATGCCTTTCTCTGGGTACGATCTGCTACAAGAATGACAGTGACCAAAGCCATCATCGTTCCAATTGAATGCGTCACTCGAACCACACTCTTCGTATGGACAAGCTAGGTGCGGGTTATCTCCTGTCTTCATCATCACTACAACTTCTTCTCTCCATTGAGTTGATTGATACGCATGTTGGCATACCTTATTACTTTCTCCAAGTCAATGACCTCACTCTCGACCTGTGTCTTACCCTCGTACAACTTAAAGCCGGCTCGACTGCTGTACTTGATTATGTTGCCACGCCAGAACTCAAAGCCATTACGCATGATGTATGTGATAGGCTCTATCTTCCATCGTGCATAGTGCGCTGGCTCATTTACTATATCATCACCGTTCTTAGCTGCCAGAGTCTCACTGAAGTCCTCCGATAACCTTTTCCACTCACTGAGTATCATACTCTAAACCTTTCCTTATGAGTTGTATAAATCCATACTCAAAGATCTTATGGTATGTCTCTTCATCTATATCTAACGTGACATTAGCTGACCCATCCTCGTTGTCCTCTATGTTAGCCACACTAATAGTACCTTCAGTAGTGCTACTCATCCACCCTCTCCTTGGTATGCTTTCGGAACCTTTTGTTGTAAGCACGTTTGATTTTCTTTAACTGCCCTGCTTTCCACAGATAAAACCTACGTCCTTTGGTGAGTCCATCGTACTCATCACCACCCTTCATTGGTATCCTCTTTCTCATTCATCATCTCCATATACTAATGCTTCCCATGACACGGGGAATAGGCCTAACATAATCTGGTCAATCTCTTGCGCCACTAGCTGTGTCTCGTACTGTGTGTCAGTCTTCAGGCGTAAGTTACACATATCAGCGAAGGCGTCAAGGCTACCTGACCAGTACCACTCTGTCATAGTAGACTGTGGCAGTACCATACGTGCTTGCTCTGGGCATACATTATTTTTTAATAGCTCTTCATATATCGCAAGGGCATTAGAGTACACGTTATCTTCTACACAACTAGATGTATTAATTTCCCAATAGTCAGCTAAGTATGCTTTGTCATCTGGATACTCCTCAGTATCATCACAAAGTAATTCGTTTACAAAACCACTGCCACTGCCTTGTTTCTTATCGTTAGCTTTCTCTCTCCAATTATCAGGTACATAAAACTCAGGTTGATCATCGACATACCTACGGCTAATCTCATTCCATCGTAGGAACTTATGCTTGACTAACTGTCGTGCTACAAAGATAGGTGCCTTGATGTGGAAGGATGCGAAGGCATGACCGAAGGGGCTGATGTGCTTATGCTTGGCTAAGTAGTCTATCAGCTTAGTGTCACTGTAGTGTAGTGATTGTCTGGTGTGACCATTTACAGTTACAGTACCAAGAGCCTCACTTTTTTTACCAAAGCTTACCCGTGCTGCATTGACTACCGATAAGTCACTACCCATGTGGTCTACGTATGTTGCTTTAATCATTCTCGTTGTCTCCTATCTAGTGCTGACTTAGCTGTCTTCAAGCTGAACTTATTGTATGGGTTCAGACTTGATACATTCTTATGCCCCGATACAGATTGAATTGCAAGGTGGTCAACGCCACTCTCGATCATCTGTACTATGGCGGTCTTCCTCAGGTCACCTACCCTCAGCTCGTCAGGTAGGCTTACAGTGGCCTTAACCTCTGCGAGGAGTGTGGTCATATTATGAACTGTTAAGGGCTTGTAAGCCCCGTCTGAGGCATTGTGGTGGGGTACTACCCAGGGTTGGAAGTCCCAGTCCTCCTTCTGTACAGTCAACATCTCTAAAATATTATCTGGTATAGGTAACTCAACAGTGGCACCACGCTTACTCTGTGTGATGGTCACCATCCTCTGATCTAACTTAACATCCTCCCATTTTAAGTTTCGTATATCAACTGGGCGTTGCCCCCACTCGTAGCACATCAGGACTATCAGCCCTATGTTACGCCACTCAAACTTAGTGAAGGCAACGTCAAGGAACTGAACCACTTGATCATGTGTCCAGATAACTGAACGTGGTGTGCTGGTTCTCTTCCTTACTCGTGCCATCGGATTGTTTGGTAGTAAATCCAACGACACTAAAAAGTTCATGAGAACAGAGAACACTCTCGCATTATGGTTTGCGTTGGAGGTCGAGGTCACTGCTTCCCACGTGTCGTACATCTCAGTGCATATAACAACATTGATCTTATCAATCCGAATGTTGTTCAGCTTTCTGCCCATAATAGTCATACGACAAAAGGATGTGAGGCAAGACTCGTAGCCCCTCTGGGAGGAGGAGGAGAGAGAGGCAAACTGCCGAGTGTTTAAGTACTTGTCTACTGCATCCTTGTATTTCATA